GCATCTTTCCAAGACTTCGTCGCAATCGCGTTGATCGTCTTGCAGAGGCTGAACTTGTCTTTGTCTTTCCCGTCGTTGACACCAGGCACGTTCCGCCATTTGTTCGCGGTAATCGACTCATCGAGTTCTTTATACTTGGCTTTCACTTCAGCCAATTGATCTTCCAAGGTCTTCACTCGACCGTCGGCATCTTTGAACACTTTTTCGCCTTCGGCGAGTTTCTTTTCAATTGCTTCAGAAATCTCAGCCAATTTAGCTAGTACTTTCTCGTCCATCTTACTTATCTCCTTTAGGTGTGAATACTGTCGTTCCATTTAATTTGCCCATGAGTGCTTCGATGGCCTTGTTCACAGGAGTCATATCAGGACCGTCTTTCGGCTTATCGCCAAGACCATCAACGATTGACTTGAGATCAGGGTTCGAATCTGTTTTGCTCAACATCGCCACAATGGATTTGTTGAGCGTATCAACCACTCCCCTTGAGAGTTCCACAGTCTCCCGAAGGGAAATGAGTGTTTTCACTTCTGCTGTCAATGCATCAACTTGCTTTTGCAAGGCTTCCAATTGTTCTTTCATGATAGGGTCATCCTCTTCATTTACCACAGTCGTTAAATCTAGGTCTTTCTCTAAGGTTTCGAAATACTGGTCTAGTCCTACCATCGCAGTTTGTTCTTTTGCTGACACTTTCTGCATCAGGACTTTCCTCATCTCTTCATCAAGAGATTTCTTGAAGAGACTTGCGGCCAGGGCGTCTTGGTGTGCGGGAATGGAGACGGCACTCAATTCGAGTAGCTCTTGTTCCGAAACCCGGAATCCAGTCATTTCCCCTTCAGCCGACTTAATGAGTTCGACTTTCTTCGGGATAAACCCCACAGAGACTGCGGAGAGGAACCCTTGTTCGTAGGATTTAAAAATCGTATCGGCGAACGGATTAATGTCCGCTCTCGCAAATTCGACGTCGAAAACGAGCGCAGTCGAGGTATGTTCGACTTTCAACACTTTTCCGATGGGAGGCATACTGGGGTTGTGATCCCACAGGAATACCGGGTTCTTGACGAAATTCTTGAGATCCCATCCAGCGGTCTCAATCACATCACCCATTCTGTCAGTAGACGACAGGGTTCCAGTAAAACGGATAATCCTGGACTCGTCTCCCATTTTCTTCATGGTCGCCGTGAACACGGATTGTACAGGTTGGTTAAAAAGGTTAGGCATTCATATCCTCATGTTCTTTAGAAATGTGACGTTTGTGTAACGCTTTCACCAATTCAGGCAGGGCCTTGCCGACCTTGTTATACAACTTTTTCGTTTCGTTGATAATCAGATCTTTCTGACCTCGATGGACAACCGCAATCCTCGTGACTTCGTTGTACAGGAGATTCTGGAGGTCCGAGGCATTGACCTGAACCCCTCGCTCACTGAGATAGTTCTTTAACTTGATTTGCTCTGTGAGATTGTCCAAGACAGCTGTGCCATTTTTCTCAAGGGCTTTGAGTTGTCTCACGCGTTGCCGGAAGAGAAACGCACTCAACTTGGTTTCAAGCAGTTCCAAATCTTTCGAGGTCGTGTCAGTAGCGACAGTAACCGGTTTTGGAGCTGGAGCCGGTTTCACGGCTGCACCTGGTGATTCTTCCCTCACCTTTCCAGTTGCGGGTTTATTGAATGGATCTTGCACCGGGGTCAGCATGTTGATCGGAATGACTGTTCCATCCTCATCCACACTGATGCTTGACATGTTCACTTGCATAAACGCGGCATCTTGCCAGGGATTTGTTGGCATCCCAAGATCCAGTCGCTTATTGATCTGGTTCGCCGGATACCCTAATTCAAGCAAGGATCTTGCAGTCTTGACCTTCTCGTGAAATTCATCTTGCAGTGCGGCAATAGAACTCGTATCGAATTCTGCCCACACTCGACCGCCATTGATCTGCGAGAACAACTGTGACCAGAGTGCCCACTCAATCATCTTCATCTTCGGGATGAGATTCTTGAGCCAGAATTCTCTGGACTGCACTTTAATAACTGCGAGGTTCGCCCCTTCTTCGATAATTCCAACTTCTAATTTTGGAATCCCGTAGGCAGCGAGGACTTCGTCTCTGTTCCATTTCTTTTGTTCGAGGAACTCCATATCCTTCTGCGTGAAGACGGTAGGTTTAAATTGTGCCCCACCTTCCAGGATCAACATCTTGTGAGCGTTTTGCGCTCCACCGTGTCGATCTTCGTATTGTCTGACCAGACGTTCGAATTCTGTGTCGGTCAAGTTCTGTTCGATTTCAATCACTCCGCTCGGAGATCCTGAATTTCTGAAAAATTCGGTGTTGTACGTGTTGGCCACGAAATCTTGCTTAATCCCTTGCGATGCGGCAGATATGGGACTCAGGCCCAACCACTCATCATTCGGATTCCAAAATTTAATCTTGATGCACTCATGGAGCTGGTAGATCGTCGGCATACCAGTTTCGTTCTCGACTTTCCATCCCAGGAGTCTTCCGGTGCTTTCACTCAGGATCGGCGTAAACTGTGAGCTGTCCACTGCAGCCATTTCCTTCGGCACTTCGCTGGAACTGTTCCGGCGCATGACGATCATCACTTCCCCGTTCATGTGCCACCAGGAAATCAATGATTCCATGAATTGTCCGAACCCTTGCCATCGATTCGGTCGTTCGAACAGGTCCGTGAACGTATGGCTATCTTTCGCGGTTCCTTTCGCTGTCTGAAACACGAACGGCACACCTGAGATGTTTCGCGAGATGGCGTTGACCGCTGCGAACACCCATACATGCGTGGAGTAGACTTCTGAGTAATCTTCCACATTCCCGGCTGCGCCACCAAAAATTCGTGCGACACGTCCGCCACCGGTTGCAAATTCATTATCGGACATGCGGAAGACTGTCGGGATCTTTTTGAATACCGTCAGGGCATTCTGCAATCCTGTTCTAAGGATGTTCATATGGATCGTATCCTGACCTCTGATGAGTTAATAATCAATTCTGTCAGACCCCACACAAGCGCATCGACCCTGTCCATCAGGTTGTTCGCTTCTTCAGGGTTGAAGTCGATTTGTTGGGTTTCCAGTTTCTTCAGGTTCCCAACATGTGTGACTCTGGCTTGTTCGTAGAGCATGCTGATCGGCTCGGCACGAATGCGTTTGCCTCGTGTCGCCACGACTTTCTTGCAGGCAACTCCAGGATCAATATTGCGAATGGTGTTGAGCACCATGTCTCCCCCGTTGTTCACCTCTGCCACGATCTTATTCGCGTTGTATGCTTTATAGAGGTCAATGGCTTTTTCTGCCCACCCGTTCGGTGAGTAGTGTCCACTGTGATCTGCGAGGACATACCCATGCATGTCGTCATCTCTTCCGACAACCACAAGCCCAGTTTCGGCTCCTTCGGCTCCAGTGGTAATACTTGGGTCAATTGCGACCACCACACGGACAATCTTGTCCATATCGAGGTCTTTCGCGTCCGTTCGGATGAACATCTCATCAGACCAGAGAACGCCTGTGCCTTCATCCAAGTACTCTCCCTCAAGCTCTTGCCGTCCGAGTCTCGTACCTTCATATTTTTTACGGATATGTTCGATAAATTGTGAGGAGAGGTTTGCGGCATTGTCAAACGTGTGCCCTTTCGTGCGAACGGTCCAGGGATCTTGCAGAATGTTCTTCAGGAGGCGATGCCCGATTTTCGACGTCGTCGTGACCATCGATTGCGGATTCTTGCCTAATCGTAATCCGAACAGAAGCATGTCCCATGTTCCGGGATCTGCCCACGAGGTCAACTCATCGCACCAAGCTTTCTCGTGCTGAGGTCCACGGAGACGATCCGCTTCCTCTGCTGAGTACATCATGGCGGTGGCTCCATTCGGCCATTCCACTTTTCGTTTCGAACTGAGATAGACCGGCATGTTCCATGATGGGCTACAAGCCAGAATTCCTGATTCTCCTTCGACCATCGTATCGCGAATGTCCGCTGCGGTCGGTGCGACCAGAGCGATTCTCGAGATACCGTGTTCTTCCACTTGTTCTCTGCACCACTCCGCGCCTGAGCGAGTCTTTCCAGATCCTCGACCAGCCATAAACAGCCATGTTCTCCACGATTCTTCGAACCGTTGGCCTTTATGCAGTGGGTCTTCGTGCCATTCTCTAATTAGTTTGATTGTCGTCTCGAGATTGAGCCATTCCTCCCTCGTCGGGGCTATCTGACTGTCCCTCGCCCACAGGTGCCAGCAATATCTGGCGACTTCCCTCTCCCCCGGTGTCAGGGATTCCAGGAACGTCTCTCGTTGGCGTAACGTCAATAATGTTCTTGAGTTTATCCGCGAATCCTTGTCGGTCATCAACCGGTTCCCCCACAGGTTTTGTCACTTCGTGACGATCCGCCTGTCCTAAATACTGTTTGCCCAGGAAGATCTGCATAATAGGATTCCGTTGAGCGGTAGCCCATTGTAATCGTCTCAGTGTCGCTTTTCCGATTTCCTGTCCCCTTTGAAACGCATCTTGTATCAGTAAACTGTTATCCCACTTCGCCTGCGGGATTTGCAGGATGGATTGAATTTCTCGTGCCGTCAGTTGGTAGGACGCCATGCGGAGTATCATATCCCGATCCCTCTTCGTCAGGGTCGTATCTGTCATCTCTTCTGTCTCAAGCCTGACGTTGTATAGATCGTCTAACTCTTCCTCTAATTGTTCTTCTTCCGGTGATCGTTTCGACGGAAGGTCAAGGAGCACCTTCATCAAGGCGTTCTTGTCGGTGAGCGACTCCTTCTTTGACGTGATGTCTGTTCTCTTTTTTCGCGGCTGTAGATCTGGCCCACGTTTTCCCACAATGTTCCCCTCACGTTATTCTTTTCAGATATGGTGCGTTGCGAAGCTCACCATCTACAGAGACTGTAGATGGAACCAAACTCGGCTGGTGTATCACAATGTTTACCCCTATTCCTTCATCCAGAAATGCTGAGGTTCACAACGCATGCATAAAGTATACCACAATGTTCGGACGTTGTCAATAACATTTCGAAAGTTACTGTGCAATTTTCTGTTATCGTAAACGATACTTTTTTGTCCAAGAATGTATCGTGTACAATATATTCATCTCCGGGCAAATTTGTCCGTACCTATATAGATAGTGATGATTTTTCCTAAGTCAATACCCTTAGTGAATTATTTTCTCTACTACGTAGTTATACGGTTTGCCGCATACTGTCGTTTTATACGTTATAACGCATAGTTATGGTGAAATATACGTCTAAATAGCTAAGACATCACCCAAACTCCGCAGGAGTCAGTAAGATCAGTAGGGGGTGAGCCGAATAATTAGCTTAATCGGCTCAGTCGTTTTTAGCTTATGATGCCTGGTTTAAATTTATCCTGATTTGACAACCTGAGGTTGTTACTTACGCCGTCTCGTGAACTATATCAATAACCTCACACTCTGTTAAGTTGAATTTCTTTGTTAACCTGAAGAGCGATGTACCATGTCTAAACTCTTCAAAGATAACTCTTTTTTGCTCTTTTGTTATCTTCTCTACATTTCCTGAGGACTTCCTTGTTGCGCCCTTTGATCTTCCTCTTTCTACTCTGTCTTGGACATTTTGATGAGATGTCCCCAATATCAAATGCTTTGGGTTTGAGCAAGGCCCATTGTCGCAGGTGTGCCTAACACATGCGCCAGTAGGGATGTGGCCGTTAAAGAGCCTATACGATACTCTGTGGGCACCTTCTGTTCTTCCCCATGCAAACAGTAGCCCATGTCCATAGTCGTTCTTGCATGCTGTCCAACCCCAACAGTCGTCTTCATTACCCCCTTTTACAACTTTTCTTAAAAATCTTTCCAATACGCTTGCCATACTTCCTCCTTAATTTTTGTACCCTATAAAGATAAGTCTACTACAATGAAAAGTCAAGTATCCACGTAGGTACTTTCTTGTAAACACAAAAACCTTTTAATTTTTCGGTAGTTTGGCAAGGAGGCAGGTATAGGTGATAGGGGGTACCTGTCGGAATTTTGAACACTCCCTTCCCCTCTGTTAATGTACGTTGATGCACGTTACTACATTATGTTGTGTATTCGTGTATATTACCATACAAAACTATATAATAACACCTATATAATAATCCGACTACATAATAATGATCTCCATTATTATACGTTATGTCATAATGTATTGATATATATGATATTATATGATATTCATCATGTAAGTTAGTGTACGTTGTTATTCTAATGCACTATTCATGCCAGTAAACGCCAGTAAGGATAATCGACACTGAGCGATACCGCACCTACTGTTGTGTACTTGCATCACGTTGTTACATGTTACACGAAATTACCACATGGTATAGTTGTTGCATAGAGCGGAAACGCTCATAGAGTAAACTACTTAAGTAGATAGGGTAAATACGTAGGGAAGATTATGTAAGTAGAAGACAGTAGGTTAGAACCGGGCATAAGTCTTGCATGGGAAGATAGGCACAGGACTTGCAAGCGAAGACTCGTTATGAAATTATGGCGTATGTAGTTATATGTAATAGGGAAATACGTAGTATGAAGTATGTAGTATGAAATACGTAAGTAGAAGACAGTAAGGTTGTTTTGCAAATTCGCTGCAGTA